TTAATAGCTTCGATTTCAGCATCAATAAGATGTTCTCTTCTACTGAGCTCAAGCATAAAGTGGTCTATTCCATCGACCTTCCGCTTTATTTGAGACTTGACCTCTTCCATAGAATTGAGAACTTCTGTGACATCGGACTCTTCAGTTTGATATTCAGCCTGTATTTCAAGGTCGATATAATCACCTAATAAGTCTTTAGTCGTTTTCTTTACTACCATCTTCGGGCACTCCTTTGTAAAAGACACTTGACGAAACCTTTTCTTGGTCTTGCCTTACGTGTTCTTCAATTATGTACTCGACCTGTTTCTTTAACGACCGCTTATTTTTCTTAGCAATCTCAGACAACAGGAATTTGATTTGGGGGCTGACTTCAGCCTTAAGTATGTGATTCTTCACAATTACTCCTTTTTACTGGCAATCTAAATGATGGTTGCCATTCTAGGTCAACTTCAAATAAATCACCATCACTGTTTTTGAATAACTGAACCTCTTTATCTGGACTATCTTGCCTACCATTGATACCTATTACTTTGCGTGATGCATTCTCAATCGCTCCACTGCCTTTACCTGCATAGATGTCAAGGACTTCGTTTCGACTATATTCTCTAGATACTTGAGATATCTGTATGATAATAATATCGCTGTTAATAGCAAGATTGGATAAATAATGCGAGATATACCGTACCTGTTCATATTCACCTCTAACATTTCTTGGTGTCTCTAATAAATCTATATAGTCTACAATAACAAGAGCAGGGTCTAATTCTTTAATCTTCTTTGGTATCATCGTTACTTCACCAGCGACCGTCTGTATTACTATATTCTGTATATATTCTTTAAAAGTCATACCAACATATCTATGACTCTTAGTAACCTCTTCTTTAGTCATTCCACTTGCAATCTGCAAATTCCTTCTATGCATATACCAACCACTTAATTCTAAAGATAAGAATAATGTTGGTACTTGCCATTCAGTCCTTATACAGTCATTGGCAAAGTCATATCCCAAAGCTATATTTTGTGCGAGAGTAGTCTTATTTGACCCTGTTGGACCAAATATTGTTACTAATTCACCCGGATATATAGCACAATCCTTGTCATTCAAACCAAACCTTTCAGCAAGGTCTATCATCCTACCTGAGAAATCAGTTTCTAATCTTTCAGATAAGTCTTTCTGTAACTCGTCAGCGTTCTTTACATCTACCAGATAATCCTTATTCTTGTAGTATATGCACCTAGGTTCACATACCGGTACAAGAATTTCATCATCACAACCATATTTATATCCACCATTGTAAGTGGCTTCGACCTTGTCAATTACAATTTGTGGGTTTAATTGGTTATTATTCCAATGTAATAATGACGACTTAGCGGCTTCACTCGGTATTCCGTGTCTACGCATATGGGATGCTATTCGTAATACCGTATTGTTTCTTGTTCCTTCATTAGGACCTCTTTTATAAAGAGTTTGTATACAAGGCACAATATTTCTAGGTTCAGACACTCGTGTCATTTCCCTAATTTGTGGCACATCTTTGTCAACAAGTTCTCCAAGACTACCATCACCCCATAGTTCTGATTGTCCTGTGCTTAATCTTCTGTCACTAGCAATCTTATGAATTCCTGCAACAGATGATGTCATTACTTCATTATAAGTTAATGGTACTTTAAACAGTTGTGACTTGATATTCAAAGTATGTGGTAAACGTATTAATGCTGTACGTGTATAGACGGCTGGGTCAATGGGCACCAATTCATCAAAGATGCCCATCATAGTTTGCTTTACCGTAAACGGCAAGTCTGAACTTGGTTCAAAACCAAAGCATTCACTGCTAATATCCACGTGATAGCCATTACCAGAGAAATAAGCTTGGAAGTTACCTTCCTTTAAACTTAACTCATCAGTAAGATGAAAGATAATAGCCTGTGTTTGCTGTAAGACATATTCATCAGAGTTCTGACCTTTATCAATATCGATTGGTACATCAGTGATACCCCTTGTTCCCAAGAAGTTCTTTATTGTTCCACTCTTCTTAATAAAGTTCAAAGCTTCATCATCATATGTATATACGCTTTTGTATATAGCTTGGTTACTCCCTTGTTCATAAACTAAATCCCATAGTTCCTCGTAAGGAACGAGAGCCCCCCGTCTAGAGGGGCTCCCTATTGCGACTTCTACGTACAATTAGAACTTTGTAGGTTCTGAACCATTTGATGTACCAGCACCATTTGGTTGCACGTTAGACATATCGGCTTCCTTGATAAGATTCTTACCTTTTAAGAAAGCTATATAGCCTTCTAATTCAGTTCTCATCTTATCGGTATTTGGTACCAACCTAGGATAAACGGTCGTGTATGCCTTGGAGGGGTCCTTTCGACCCGGTTCCTTGTATACGTAACCATACGCATCAAAGCGTGGTACCAAAGGGTTAGTGACGTGATGTTTCTCCAAATATAATGCGAGATTATCTATGGAATTTCCATCAGCATCAACCCAGTTGCCTTGTACATCAGGACCTCCTTGAAAGCCCACTACATCAAAGAGCCAATAAAGTCTCTTTAACAGTGTACAGGTCTTTATGTTGCCATTGGATTCTCTATCATATGACCCAACAATCTTCATTTCCACAGGATACTGTGAACCTTCTAATTGTAAAGTCACTGATATAAAGACATCAGCCCAATCAAATAAATCGGTCTTGTCTTCATAACCCATTATAGCAACAGGTAGAAACCCTAGAAACTTACTCCCACCATCGGGGGCTGTATCTAGGTCTTCTGGACGAAAACGTGTAGTTTCATTCATCTACTGTTTCTCCTCTTTATAATTAAGTATTTCATCACATACTGTTTTATAGTCAAACGGAAGTTGCTTCTGATTCAAAGGCTTGAGTCTAGAGCCAACGACTCTTTCATCATAAGCCTCAAATGAAACATAGAAACCACCGTCATCTTTCTTAGCTGTAATATATCCTATTACATCGGCTTTAGCGGCAAGAGAATACCCGAGTCCTCTCGGGAGCTCAGGTCCTAATTGTGCTTTACCATCAGTTACAACTGTAGACTTTGCGTGTGATATCAATACCAGATTTCCACCTTTTTGTTTTATCAGACTTTGGAATCTTTTAATTACGTCAACATTCTTCCGTCTGGCTTTACCCCAGTCGGCTCCCCATTGACCTTCTCCCATTGCTGATATTCCCAGTTCCTCACAGACTGTAGTTTCAATCCATTCATTTACCTGTCCGATAGTGTCTATAACTATTGTCTCATAAGGCAACGTATCCCACGCTGTCGCTAACCAGTTGTAAACTTCTATTAATGAATAGGCATCAATAGGTTTACCTTTATCTTTACCAGTACGTGCTAGGAAACCACGTTCATTTGGTGGGATTACTTCTGTTTGCGGTACACCACCCTTAGTGACCTGCTTATCTTCGTGTAAGACAGGTCTCATAGGTGGATTTAAGGAAGAAATGGTAACCGCATTGACGCCATCTACGAAATCAGAACCTAAGTCCGTATCTAATAGAATGACTCCATCATTTCCTTTGTCAGACCATCTGCTTGACGCAGTAGTCTTACCCGTTTTGGGTTGTCCGATTAGAAACCACGTTAGACCGGATGGCATTGCTTTCCAGTCCGTCGAGACTTTCCTCACGGTTATGTTGGGTGCTTGCATTAGCATCTCCTTCAGGTTTTGGTACTACAAGAGTACCATATTCGACCATATTTGGGTTCAGGCTGGTCCAAATGTAGTCATAATATGCCAGATTTGCAATAATATTATATACTTGGGAAACACCAAGAGATACTATATGCTGTGTGGCAAACACTGTATGTTTCATAGAACAAGGAGCTTCTGGAACACTATCTGTAGGAATCCATTCCTTCATATAATTATCCATATCCTTGGTTACAGTAGACATCTCTACTGTTGTTGCACCCATCCGTAAATCAATTAAGAACTTACGATTGTCTTGTAGCTTCCAATCTTCATACACTAATTTTCTTGACTCCATATCATCTGTACATACAATCATCATAGGCAATACAACTGAACCATATTGGAAATTTCTTTCCGGTCTAAATTGTTGCCAGTCTTCTGCATATTCTTTATGTAAGTCAACTGCCGCATCCTTTTTAAACTTGCCTGTTTGATACAAAGGATACGCCGTAGTACTTAAGTTATGGTCCTCTACTCTATCGCTGTCATAACCCCAAATAGACTGCCAGCCCATCATAGTTAAACTTTGAATCATAAAAGAACCAATACCACCGAGACCTACTACACCAATCTCAGTTAATTTAGGTAAAGGAATTAAATCCTTATTCCTTAGGAATCTTGTTTCCATTGCCATTTGATAAAATCCTCCAGCATTTGATGTGCCAATTCCTCACTGCCAAACATACAAATATCCTTAATCTTTGTGCTTTCAGCACTGATTGCATCCAGTTCTTCTTGATATTTATGTTGAGCTCGACCTACTTCTTCTTCAAACTTTGCTTCCCATTTATCGTGGTCTTTAAGTAGTTTGTCTACTGATACACTATTGCTATAGTAACCAGTATACTCAGCTCTACGTCTGTTAAGTATATTGTTTACTAATTCGTGTATCTCTTGAGGAGATTTGGTCACAATCTTATTGTTCTCGAAATCTTCAGCCAATCGACGTTCTTTATCAAAATGTTTTGACTGAACGGACGCTAATTTGTCACTAAGTATTCCATCAATCCGTTTTATGAAATACTTCTTCTGTGGTATTGTCATAGACATATACACTCCTTATTTATTAAGTTAAGTTAATCAATAGGGGTATCCGGCTTTCTCACCAGTTGTACGGCTCGGTGCGGTACAGGGCTCACGTATCCGGTTTTATTACATACTGGCTTCAACCCCTACTGAAAGCGTGAGGGGACCCTTTAGCAAGAGCCCCCCCGGTACACTATCATACAGTTGAAGGTAATGTGGAAGGCATTACAATAGTGCACTAATATCCATAATAGCCAGACACATATAAATGTGGGTCTATATCAGGACACTCCTTACGGATGTCTTCAGTAAATTGATGTTCGTCTATTTCACAATTATTCAATTTATTAAAGATAACATCTGCTTTGACCAGTTGACTACCTAAGTCAGCTTCCCCGATAGGTGTATTGTCTTCTGGTCCTTCGGCTTTTTTTCGTCATCTACTCCACTAATTCGATTGTACCCACCCCAGCCATTATAATAACCACCATAACGACTGTCATTCTGGGTATTAAGGATGTTAAGCTGACCATTCTTGTTATAAACAATCTTAGTCTTCTTG